ATCTGTGACTTCTGCCACTTGTTTAGTTTGTTGGTTGTGATTGTGTTTACAACGAACCGCTCTCTGTTGTATTGTCTTGTCGTGTCAGTGGATGTCGTCAGAACTTGTGCCTTGCCTCCCACCTCCAACGTGTGCCGCAGCCTTCCGCCTACTACCTTGGCAGTGCTTGTCGCCAACTCTCCGACTATCACAGACACACTATCCGTCGTGTTGTTGATGTACACCTCCCTCGGCACCTCCACGAGCAGTGTGTCGACCCGCTGCACCACCACCAACGATGTTGTCGTGCTATCCTTGACTTCCGTTGTTAGGTGTCTGCACGGACAGCATCCCGACAGAATCAACAGCAGAAGTATTGCGGCCATAGCCAAGTTGATCGCCACTATCGCCCATGTTTCAATTTTATCGAAAAAATCGCCCATCACTTAACCCTGTTAATTGTCTTGCCGTTTGCGAATCCGTTTCTCTCGGCCCATTCTGCGGCGTTGAAGCACGGGCACGCCTTCGCCGCCCATTGGTTGTGCCCGCTGACCTTCGCCACCGGGTACTTGTTCAGAAGTTCAGCGACCAATTCCTTCATCGCCTTCTGCTGCTCCATCGTCCGTGTGTCTTTCGGCGTGTTGTATGCACTGAGACCTCCGCAATAGCAGATGCCGATTGATTGCTTGTTGTGTCCTACAGTGTGTGCGCCGACTACACACTCGGGGCGCCCTTCCCAAACGTTGCCGCCTAAATCTATATAGTAGTTATATCCTATCCCTATCATATTGTACGGCTTCCGCTGGTGCAGCTGATGTATGCGCTCAACTGGCACGTCGTGACCTTCAATCGTGGCCGAGCAATGAATTATTATTTCTGTAGGGTATTTTTCGCGAACTTTAAATTCTCCACGAAAAACGAGTTGTTTTTTCTTGATTTCCACGTTAAAAAATTGTTATGTCTCTCAATGTATAAGTCGATGCCTCTGTACGTCTCACACTCACCGTCTATGGTGTGAACATACACCATGTAATTTCAGAATATGCCACGTTGCTTCAATCTCCCGCAGTGCGTTGTCGATGTTGCAGTCTGTCGTGTGATACTTGCTTCCAATGTCGTGACCTGTTTCAGAATACGTGTAATTTTTGATTTTCTTGTTTGATTCCATTTTTTTTAATGAGGCGCAAGCCTCCCTATATATAATTAGTTTAGTTTGTTTTTGTTTAGTTTTGTTTAGTTTAGTTTAGTTATGAACAAGTGTTACAAGTGTTGCACTTTTAACAATTGTTCATAACTAATGCGTTCAACGTTGTAATTCCGTTGTTCGCATCCGTGTCATAACTAACGACCATATATTTTATACCATCTATGTAGATATAGTCACAACCTTTCACGTTGTCCAATGTCTCAATGACAGCCAACAACGATCTGCGCAGCGCATCAACACCCATCGTATTGAGGTCGTGTGGAGGTCGCATCCAGTAGTGCCCCGCTTCGTTGTGTGTCTCCTGCGCAATCACGCAGCCAACCTCCTCGAATGAAACTCTGTACGTTGCCACTCCGTCATCGTCATAGTCAATCTCGTAATTATATTGAGGTATAGATGCTGCGTTGTGCCAATTACATACTTTGCGAAAAACGCTCTCGTGTATGGTCTTGCGATCCTCAAGGTAGCAGTTGTCGATTGTCGTTATAATAGGCTCAGTATCCTCCGCCCATCTAATCTCGTTGATTTGACCTAGCGAATCACACGTTGTCTGTATCTCAGTGACAACACCCTCTACACTCTTCCGCTCATCAGCATCAGCCATCGTGATTGTCTTGCCGTTTACAATCAGCTTCTGACCAGTGAACCACACAAAAGAATTCAACAACTTCTTGAGATTGACCTCGGGAAGGTTCGCCCAATAGCCGAACCACGAAAACGGCCAATGCGGCAACCCACTATTACCGTTAAAAATGTATTCCTGTGTTCCGAAACGCATAAGGTGCGGCGGCTCTTCAACGTAAGCCAACTCCTCGCCGTAGTCATCAGCACTTATATCATAATCGCTGTACTTCACCAACGCCACGACCGATGCGTAGTTGTTCACCTCTGTATGCGCTCCTGGTATTGCCGTAAACGTCAACGTATCGCCTTCTCCGAATTGTGTCGTAAAAACTCTATGCGACAAACCTGCATTGTAGTTTGCATCGGCCATCTCTCCGTTGATGTACACAGCCGCACCATCGATTGAATAGTACGTGATTTCAGCAGTGCATCTTCTGTTGAATGTAACAACCTGCAGTTCGTTGTCGCTCCAATACGCGCCCTCGCAATCATTCAACACGTGCCTGCTGCCTGCAATCACGTTGTGCGTTACTTCTTGGTCGTCTACGAACTTGTACATCGCCAACGTCTGCGGAGCATAAGGCGACAAGTTCTTGCAGGTCGCAATAATTCTGTTACAGTCATACGATGACCCTCCGTCGGGCTTCGGCATCTCAACTCCTATAGCCTCACCTATCGCCTCCATCATCTTGTCAACTCTCATCGTTGCGTGATGCTGTGCGAATCTTCCATTGAAAGCGAATCCGTAGTTGTAAGAGCTCAACTCGCAATCATCAGTGTGTCCCGTGTTGTAAGTGTCACGAGAATAGCGGCTCCACGGGAATATTGTCGCCTCCGTGTCTGGCACTATCTCTCTAATTGTCTTATCGAACACGCTATACGGCAGCGTGTTGAAAAACACAGAAGCCGTTGCGGTGTTGTCCTTGATTGATATTATATGAATAGTGCCGTCAGTCGTTGTGCCGTTGGAAGTGATGCTGCATGCAATCGGCTGTGAGAAGTCTCGCCCGCCATCCTGCACTGCGTACAACTTGAGAATTCGGGCGTTGTCCTCCGTCAGCGGAATCTCTATATCTGTCGTGAATTGGTCACGGATAGCATCAGCGAATCTGAAACTCTTATAACTTGTGTTAATCTCTTGAATCGGAATCTGCAACTCTTCACCGTTGATTAATATAGCTATCATTATGCGTCAATTTTGAAAGTAATCTTTACATCACCGACCTTCCCGTCGCTCTCCAACTGCATAGTCACAGGCGTGCATCCGATAGCCTCTCCTCCTCTCCACAACTTGCAATCACTCGCCTGCAGCACGTCCGAGATGTACTGCGAAGGCTCTACGTCACGGAAGCCGACAACCGCCTCACAAGTGTAGCCTGTCACTATCCTGTTCGGCTCTCTGTTGTATATTGTTTTGTTGTCTCTGTAATCGTCAGCCGTTGCTCTCTCAGTCCACTTTAGTACATCTCCGAAGATTGACCTCTTGCAACCGTCAGTGTTGGTGTAGTCAATTCTAATAGGACGTGAACTAGGGCACACTTCACGCAGCTCAACAACGTGCTCCGTCACCTCAGCCTCTCCCCATACGTTTCCTATAAACTTTGGAGAAGGAGTCAGTCTGTCATCCCTCATTACAATGTTGTTCGTTGCAGCATTCAGCGCTATAGTCTTGACGCCTCTGCTCTGCATCGTTGTCTGCACACCTCCGCAGATGACGTGTCCGCCATCGAAAGGGAAGTAAACGTCTATCGCTGCAGGTCTATCGGACGGGTGATAGGTGATTACACCCTCACTGCCGTGGTGTCTGTTGATTAGCGACTTGCCTCTATACAACTCAATGTCTTGAATGTCGGCACTATCCGTTGTCGCTCCGACTATTGCGGATGCCGTCATCCACAATGCGCTGGTGCTGCCTATAATCCTGCACTCATCGTTGATGCTGATAATAATCGTGTCAGTTTCAGTGGTGTAGTTGTGAAAGAACATCTGCCCGTTTCCAGTCACCCTAAGATGGGCGGTGAAGCCGCTGAAGTTGTTAGCCTTGAAAACGACGTAGTTGTTATCTCTCGTCCATATGCGGTTGTCGGGATAGTAAACCTTCACCCCGTTAGTCAATGTTTGTACTCTCATTTTTTTTCTGCGAATTTATTAAAAAAAATCATATATTTGCACAGAGTTTTTCCATTAATATTGGACCTCCGCTGCTCTTTTAATACACACGTGCGGAGGTCTTTTTTTTATCTCTCAGCCGCCTTTTCCTTTGCAGTAACCCTATTCGCTACCCTTGTTATCTCCTTCACAGATACGACGGGTCGGATGTTAGCAACAGCATCAATCATCGTCTGCTGCATTCTTAAGTTGTAGTCGCTCTCCATAATTGCGTCAAGACCTACTACTCCGCCATTGGCGAACGCACGCCCACCTCTGCCGATGCCTCCGTTGATTTTTTCCAATAAAGGCAAATTCTTAGCCGTAGCAGCAGCATTTACGACAAACTCTCCGTTGCTCAACTTGGCGTTGATGCTGTCGCTTGTACCGCTGCCAGGACCCGAGACCAATCCTCCCGTGGCGAACTTCGGAGCGCTCTCCTTGCTCTTCTTAGCCTTCAGCAACGTAGTAGTTGCGCTGACGATAGCACCCGTTACGATGCCGACCATCTCGGATATGAAAATCGGGGTCGCTATCGGAGCACCTGGGCCAGCAGCCGCTGCCGCTGCCGTTGCCCCCTGCACTGCGTTAGCGATTGAGATAGCCGTTGAAACAAGTATCTGCATCAACGCCATACCCGTAGCAAAATCTGCGTACTTCTCGTCATTGCCAGCCAACTCCGTGAATAGTTGGTTCATACTATCTCCGATGCTGCCTACAGCTCCCAATATACCCGTCATAGCGCTGCCCGCTGAGTTCTTGAGGTTCTCGTATGACTGAGAGACGCCCTCATTAGAAGACAATAATTTTGCGTCAGCCTTGGCGATTGCATATTCCCAATTCTCGAGGTTGCCGAACTGAGCAACAGCCTCATCATTGGTCATCTGCTGCAGTTGTGTCAACTCCTGCTGAGCGATTGACTGCCGCTTCAGCGCTTCCTCGTATAATATTCTCGTCTTTTCGCTCTCCTTCCCTCTGAACGACTGCAACTCCCTCTCGATGTCATTCGCTGCTATCTGTTCAGCAGTCTGTGCTATAACATGCTGCCGCTCTTCTTCCGCCTTCCGTGACAACTCCGTCTTTCGCTTATCATATAATTCGTTTATTTCTTCGATTTCCTCTTGACGCAATCCTTCCGCCCTAACTGCCTGCACTCTCTCATTTTCCAATTCATCAAGCTGTATCCGCAACTTCTCCGCCTCATTATTCCCGACAATCTCCAACTGCCGCTGATAGTGTTGCGACAACTTCGTCAAATTCTCCGTCAGTTGTCTCTCCGTCTCTGTCGTATGCAGTTTTGCGACCTCCAACGTCAGTGCCTCGCTAATCAGCCGCTTCTGCTCCTCGAGTGCCTCCTTCGTTTTCTTCGTCAGTCCTCCATTCGCTATCCTATTGTCTATATCCTCAATCTGCCGCTGAGCCGCCAACGTCATCTGCTGCTCCATCTTGTCGATGCCTTCCGCAAGCGCTGACAACTGCAAGTCCTGCAATTTTCTCATCTCAGTCAACTCTTCAGCCTGCTGCTGCTTCCGCTTCTGCGCCCATTCCTTCGACTTCTGCTCTCTCTCTTTCCTCTTCGCATCTTCCTCCTTCTGCTCCTCTGCATCGAATTTGTTGTATTCCTTCCTCAGCTTCCTAACTCCGTCAAAGTATGCCTGCTGCGTCTTGATAGCCTCCGCCGTCAGCTGCGATATCCTATTCTTCGCCTCATCGCTCGTGTCCTTGTTCCTATTGTTCTCCTCCTTTGCCAGCCTCAACTTCTCAATCGCTATGTGCTGCGCTTCTTGCAGTTCTGCAGCCTCCGCATTCACAGCCTCAGCCAGCATCTTCTTGCGCTCCGCTGCCGTGTACTTGTATTTATTTTCGGCCTCAGCCCTCAATTCGCTAATCTGCTTGCTTCGCTTTGCCGAGTTCACGGTGTACTGCCGCTCTGCCTCCTCTAGGTTGTCTTGGTCTTGGATATACTGTTGCGCTGCCTTGCTCGCTTCTGCATAGCCAGGCACCAACTTCGTCATTATAGCATTCGCCATATTGTTTAGCAGTGCGATGCCCTTCGTCAGCACTCCTACAACAGCCTCCATTGCGCTATTGAACGCATCAATGATAGGCTGGAATATTTGGAAAGACTTAGACAACGCCGTCATTGCGTCATCGTTCTTCTTGAAAGCCTGCACCAACTTAATCAGCACGGCAGCAATCGCTGCAATGATTGCCACGATTGGGTTTGCGAGCAGCGACAGCAGCTGCTTTCCGAAATATGAAACAGCAGAACCTGCATTCTTCAGCGCACCTCCGACAGACTTCGTTCCGCCACTCACGCCTTGAATCATAGTCGCAAACTTGCCCAAAGTTCCGCTTGCAACGTCAAAAACTTTAGGGTAATTTCCAACGTTCCGCTGATACCTCATCGTGGCTGTCTCTGCTGTCTTGACCTCCTCAGTAGTGCTCTTTATCTTATCAAGCAACTCCTTGCCTTTAGCCCCGTTTCTCTCCGCTGCGCTCAGACTGTCATATTCCTTCGTCAAGTTCGACAACTCCGCCCGCATAGCGACAAGTGAATCCTTCGCCTCCTTCTCCTTCTTGATGTTGTTGTCAATCTCCTTTTGGTTCGCCTTGATTGCGGCGCTATAACTCCGAATCGCTGCCTCGTTCGCTATCCATTGCTCGGAGTTCACCTCTCCTGCATCCGCCAATTCCTTCTGTGCCTCCTTCAAGTCTGCAATCGCCGCCCTCGCATTCTGTATGTTCTTGACCGCCTCAGCGCTATTAACAGCAATGTCTATAATTACTTCTTTTTCTGCCATTTCTCGCTATTTAATTTTTCTTAAATCTTCCTTTATCTCCGCTTCTGCAACACCCTGCAAATCGGCCTCAAATTTAGCCAAATTCTCGTTGATTGCGACCGTGTATATGTCAATTCTGCCGCCATCTCTATATAACTTAGTGCCGTTCTTTTTTATTGCCGCAGCGATTGCGCCTGCAGCCATATTCATAGAGCGTTCCTCTTCTGTATACTTGTGCGGCCTGTCGGTCTTGTAAGGCACGATGCGGAGGTTGAATCCGTATCTGTTCCTCTTGTCTATAATCCACTTCTTGATTATCGATTGGAAGTTATCGGGCACTGCCCCCGATGGGCGGCCTTCCTCAACTCCTCTGAAAAACGGCCTTCCGACAATCCTACCCCTATTCGGTTCCTGCTGAATCTCCAATGACCTAACGGTTCGCCCGCTTGCGTTGCTCTTGGTCACCTCCATATTGGTCGCTATATCCTCGCATATGTCTGTCAGCAATTCTACAATCTTAGCATCTATATCCATCTATCGTCTCGTTTTTTGTTTTCGCTCAAACTGCCTTTGTCTGTTCCTCTCAAACTTAGCCTTCGCAGACTTGTCCTTCAGCATTATGAGGTATTCTGCAAGCGGCACGTCAGCCGCTCCGACAACTCCTTCCCTGCTCTCCAATGCGTGAAGCCCGAACCAATCGGCTGCATCAATCAGCATCCTCTCCGCTGCGTTCGGGAAGTCAACACCCGCCATCGCTGAATCCTCATCGGCATCAGTCTTTACATCCAATGACTTTATATACTTAGCTATACTCTCCATCTCTTGCCTGTACGTCTTAATCTTACCGAATGCATCGAATGCGAGTTCATCGTTGTAGAATCTGAACTGATAATCTTGGGCGCTCGCCTCTATGAACTCGCCAATCGTCATCTCCGCTATCGGCTTGTCCAATGGTACAGGTCGCACCTTGTCCAATATCAAAAAAAGCCGCTCCTCATTCAGCAGCGGCACAACTTCAATCGTTTTCGTTTTCTTGTCAATCCTCATCGTAGTATGCTATACACTTGCCTCCTCTCTCTACAATATCAACGTCACACCACACGCCCGTTACGTTGGTGTCGTAGTCATTGTATATTGATTTGCACGTAATCTTGTCCGATGCTATTGTAACATCATCGCGATCCTTCATTAATGCGAAGAAGTGGAGCGCCAAATTCTTCATCTCGTCAATCAGCGCCTCATTCTGTATACCGTCAAATTCAAACTCTGTCTGTCTTGTTACGAACCCGATGCCAACCCTCGCTGACTCCCTCACAACTCCCGTTGAAGTTCTGACGTCCCAATCTGTAACGCAGTACACAACCGCAGTCGGTGTCGGGGCATCGTCAATCTCAACGTTCGTCTTGCTCGGCGATTGGTACATCGCATACTTCAGCGCACAACCATCATCGGCCACCATTGCCGACAACACCTCATTAATCGTTGTTATTATATTCATCGCTCGCTCTCTTATAGTAGTTCGGGAACAACTTAACGAAACGTTCTATCGTCTCATCGTCTGTCGCTGCATCCATAATGCTGCCCTCCCATTCAACGGCTTCGCTCTTCATATACACCCACTTCCCGCTTTTTGTCTTCTTGTCATCCTCTGACTGCTCTACTATAATCTTGTTGCGCATCAGCATCAGCGCATCGTTGTAGCACTCGAGGCACTTACCACCAAAATTGACTGAGAGGCCCGCATCTCTTGCTGCCTCTCTAATCTCCTTCTTCTCTTCATTTGTATAGTTGGCTTTTTCCGCCAACTCCAAAATTCTTGCTAATTCCATAATTCAAAAAAAATGTTGTGCAGCGCCGAGGACTCGAACCTCGCTACGGACAATCACCCCCAATATAATGACCGCATACCTTTTTTGCGCTGCCCCGAAAAATCAACTATTGGCAAAGACCGTCCAAAAACGAACGTGTAGTCTGAATGTCTGTGTCAAACAGATACATCCCGCTCTTCGGTGCTCCGCTCTCAGTGAGCTCAACACTCCAACCGCCATCGGTATCTTCGCTATACTTGTCATTCTCCATCGAAGAGGCACGCAAGCCCTTGTGATAGCCGTATACTTGAAACTTGTTGTTCGGGATGTTCGCCCACTTGTTTACGATGACGACTACGAACTCGCCATTCGCAAGCTTCTCAATGACGTTCTTTTCAACTTCAGGCCCATCATTCGGAATGATGAACGGGACAACATTATCGAACTTATTGCTAACTGATCCCTCGGTCATCGTTGTCTTGATGCCGTTGAACGGCTGTTTGGTCGGGTTGTAAATCTTGTAACCGTGCGCATCCGTGCGCAGTGCGAAGTTCTTCTTCAAGTGTTCGTTCGTGGTGTCGCTCACCCACGACAGAATGTCGGCCTTATTGAAGATGTATCCGATTTCCTCAACGCCCGTGAAGATGGGATTTTCGCAATTCCCAGTTATGTTTTCTTGCAATAGATTGCTACAGATAGTTAGTGGCATATTCCTTGATTTTAATGTTATGAAAAAAAACTTAAGGGAGCGGATGACCTCCGCCCCCATTTTTGACTATTGAGCCTTGAGCACGGCGCCCATTCCAAGAGCTTCGGGAGCACCTCCAACGGGAGCCTCCTGTCTGTAATAGGTGCGGTTGTGCATAAAGTCGTAGTAGGTCTCGTAACGAGGTGTCACCATCTCGCCAACGGTAGCATACAGTGACGGACAGAATGCGATTGCCTGATAGTTATTATTACCGCCAACCAACTTGGAAGTGATAATCTCACCTACTCCGAGTTCCTCAGCGAGCGTCTGTCTGCTTGCGTAGGTAGGAGTGCCGCCAGTGCCATAGATATGACGTCTCAACGTGTTAAGGTCACCCTTGCTGATGAAGAGTAGAACCTCATCGGGATGCTCAATGGTTGAAAGCATATTTACGATGTCATCAACGAGTTCGCCTGAACTGCGGGTCTGAACAGAAACGAATGCGTCTCCGTTGGTTCTTGCAATCTCAGTGAAGCTCGTGATTTTGTCGATGTCACTTGCCTGTCTGCCATCACCAACGAGGATAGCACGACCGATTTCATACTGCCATTGGCGGAAGAGTTCATCGACAACGTATTCAACGAGAGCACCGTCATCGTTGAATTCTGTAATCTTGTCAACTGGAATCTGCTTGTAAATCATCTGTGCCTCAATCTTGAATGAGGTAATCGTTATTTCCTGTTCAGCCTTGAGGTCGCCCTTCTTGTGGCCCTTCGCACGGTTGTCCTTATTGTCTTGGTCGGATTCGTTCACTCTCACTCCGTACACTTTAGCACGTGTGTTGTGCAGCTTGTTAAGCCAGTTCGTGTCGGCGTTCCAAAGGTCTGTAATGCGTGACTTCACGACTTCGGGATAGATGACTTCGCTTTCGCTCGGGTCGAAGGTGATGCCGTTAGCCATTGCTTCACGTGACCACTCAGCGCCGAAGTCACTGCGGTTGCGAACAGATGAACGTAGTGCGTTTGCGAAAGCCTTAACAGCATCGTTGCTCTTCAGCCAGTTTTCAACGGGCTGCGGTTCGGGTCCTGCTGCTGCTGCCTTCTCTTCGATAGCCTTCACACGTTTTCCGATTTCATCCATCATCTCCTTCAGTGCATCGAGTGCGGTGACGTCATCTTCTACTGCTGATGCTTCATCGATTATTTTCTGAAGTTCTGCGATTGCCTCATCGAGAATCATCTTCTCTGCCTCCTCGAGGCTGTTGTTCATACGTTGGCGCTTGAGGTTAGCCATCTGTGCGCCGAGCAAATTCAAAAATTGTTTCTTCATTTCTTTTTGGTTTTGGTTATAAAAAAATTCTGTTGCGCTTCTTGCTTTCCTTGCGGTACTCATTCAGCGAATTCTTGATATTCATTTTTGCTTCAAAATCTGCAGGCAACGAAACGAGTGATATCCCGTACAGGAACACTTCTCCGATATATAATCCGTTCTTGCGTTCCTCGCACTTGTCCCAATCGAACCACCCCTCTGTTGACAAATGGCACACGTCTCCGCTCTGGACCAACGGGAAGATGTTATCTCTAACATCCGCAACATTGCAGTTGAGGTGTCCCTTGACGTACAACCCGACCGTGTTCGTTGTTATCTCATCCCATCCTCCTATAATCTGAGGTGTGTGCTGATAGTTGAACACAGGCATCTGCCCGCCATCCTTCATCATTTTCAAACAGCTCTTAAACGACTCCTCATCCACTATCTCACCGTTGCCGTTCACCTTCCCGAAATGTGCTGCGTATCCCTCAATCATAACAAGGCCGTCACTCGGCCCTGTGTTTACGTTGTCTATCTTTAACGAATTAAAAAAAACTTTGTTCATCCTATTTCAATTTTTCACGAATTTCTGTTGCGTCAATTCCTGCCCCTTCCATTTTAACGACCAAATCAACCAATTTGTTTTTATAATCAATTTCTTTTTCTCTGTCATCCTCAATCTCGGGCACGTTGTCTATCGTGAACGTGAGGAGTTCGGAAGGCACGAATAGTGTCTTTTTCTTTTTCATAATATATCGTCCAATCTTCAGCGCTATCTCTGCAAGCGGTGAGATGCAGCCGCTATAGAACTGTTTGACGGCTTGTTCTTGGTTTGCGTACGTGCTCGCACCGCTGAACGGTATAAGGT